GTTAATATCATACCTAAGTCTAGGAATGTACATCTTCCTTTGCTGACAACACTTTTGCATACTCTTGGGTTAGAATAGCTGCTGGTTGATTGTCCTCTACCAACTTTTGACGATTATCTCCAATCTGTAGAACCTAAGAAGCGAGTTGCATACTAAAACGGGTACAACTACTTTATGAACAAGGATTAAATAGATGTTAGATTTGGCGTTATGTAGAAGAGTGACGAAAAATAGATCGGAACAAGCAAACCAAGGAACATTTTTAACCCCAGCGACTCAATTAAGGGTGTAATGGGGTATGTTTCTCATTGCCTCTTGAAAAGTATCAAATAATCAAAGTATAACGCTTCTTTCTTGCCAGGATCTACTCCAGATTTCCTTGAAGAGTAATTGTAAACATGGATTAATTACAGCCCTATAACATCAGTATCAACGGATTGTAGTTCTTTCGATGCACATTAATCTATAGAATTAATAGACGCTATCGACCACGCTTATTTACGGAAGGCATTACCAATTCTGCTAGATAGATTGAATATAGTTGGTGTGTATGCAGACTAAATTATAAAGTTGTCACTAGCTAGTGTATTACCGTTTACATACTCAAGAGGAATCAGTGGTAAGATTAGAGGTACTGTCTTCTCTGGGCATCCGCTTAGAACAACGCTCGGCAATACATTAAGAATGATGGTCGTAAACTTATACTGTTTAGGTGGGTCGGTTGATATAATCACTGGAACGCACCCCACGATCAGAACAGGACATATGGGAGACGATTAGTTCACTTTGTTCAAGTGTGTAGCAGAGATGTAGTAGTACTAGTCGAAGATTCTTGATTTGTTTACCGCTGATAACAACGACGAAGCTCCTTTCGGCCTTAAGTTCAAAGAGATTAATGTTCTAACCAATATGTTCAAATTTGCATCTAAGACATACTACTGCTTACCAGAAGTCAAGGGAGTGAAGGACATCAGCAAGGCCTAGGCGTTAGGTTCGAACCTCATAGAGGACAAACAATCTTATATACAGTCACTAAGTTCTATATAAGGAGAACTGGATAACTCCTAAAGTACGTTTGGAGTTTGCGAAGTACCGTCAGTACTTCCCAGGAGAGAATAGAAAGTCACTATTAGTCAAGACTACAAGTTGGGAGTATCCTCTAGACCTTATACTCACCCCCAGGAACTGTTGCTCCAGATATACCAGTTCCCCAACGACAATCAACTGTGCAGTTGAACAACAGAACGATCTTAGCCGTACCTATGATCGTCC